CCGCACGATTCGAAGAACCTCCCTGCCAGGAAGGTCTTCTTTTGGTTCACCCTGAAGCCAAAGAACTCCAGGGCCTCGACCACTTTCGCGGCATACCTTTGGGGGACTATGATGTCATCCCCATAGACAGCCGTGAAGGCGTGCTCCTCCGTTGGTACTACGCTATGAACCACGGCCGCGAAGATAAGCGACTCGAGTTCAAACGTGTAACCATTACCCATGCTGGAAAATTTCTCGTTCTGTACCCATCTCTTGGAGATGAAAGTCTCTTCAGAGCGGAACAGTTCGAGAAGATGAAACCAGTCAGGGGGAAGTAGCAACTCAACAACCTTAAAGGAGATCATATCGCTAGCAGCGCTTAAGTCAATAGTGGCTAACCGCCACTTATCGGCAAAACGAGCTAGAAACTGATTCCAGTTCTGGCTATTGAGGTCGTATCCAAAGATACGTCTTATGCGATCGGAATAACTGCGCCGATTCCGAGTTGTCCGAAGACATTAAGACTCGGTTCGACAGCGATATTCCGGTCCTTAGACGCGTCCTTGGGAACCGTTGAGTGCCTGTTACCGCGCACTATCGATTTACGGGCGAAAGTAGCCCATCGATCGCCCATGAGGGCACGTGCGAATGGCACAAGCTTGTGGGTCAGATGCACTTCTGCATCATATTTGTCGCTGGGTACCGACCCAGTACCCTTAACCGACGTGCTGGCCCCAGGGCCATGTCGGGAGGCCTCAAGCACCCTGTCCAACAACTCCTTCCCTTCGGGGGAAGATAGCGGAGGAAGAGCCTTTCGGATATAACTCCCAACACGCCAAATGAGGTCTGCCCGACCGATCTTATCGACCGGTTGGCTGAACCTTACATTGGTCTCTTTGCACGCCTGCTCGGCTTCGAAAAAGCCTGCTACGGCGACTGCTTTGGGATCGTTTCCAGTCTCGATGGTCTTTGACTTACGGAGCAACTCGGTGCACAGATAGTCATCAGCGAAATGCTGAGCTTCTGTGTAGTTCACCGGGTCAATCTTTAGGTCAATTAGCTGATTCCACTCCTTAGCTTTCGCTAGAAGGGCAACAGCTAGACTTCGCGGACTATCCACGAGTTCACACAGTCGGAGGGTTAAACGCCGTTCTGTATCATTATCAGAACGGTCACGGCCAGCATCACGCAGTACCATAGCACTCGTCTCCAGGTTAGAGGCACATTGCCATCTATCAACTTCTCCCGTTGCTGTAAAAGGCGCTCCAAAAGTAAGGAGGCCAAGCGCGAGGAGGGACCGGTAATCATACCGGCGGGTCAAGGTCGTCGACAGCGTTCTGGATGAGCGCTTCGGAGACCATGTCGTTCGTCATAAAGCTGAGGGTTTCCCGCTCAGCCTGCGACATCCCGACAGGAATGACCCAGTCAACCTGGACACGCGCAACGTCGGGCGCGGTGTAGGTAGCAGGATCGCCA